CGATGGTGAGGGTAAGTTTTTTTCTGTGCCGTCCTTGCCTTCAATGGCCTTTAGCCTTGCAGTCACCGGCTCCATCACAAACTGTGCGAACTCGACAAGAGTAAACATATCCACATTGTCGATGAGCCAGTCTTTTGTCACCTTCGGATTGGACCTCTGGCAGGCAATGGCCACCACCTCAAGGAGATCCTCAATGCCCTGACCAGACTCAAGAGCCGCCTGCTTCTCCGGAGATGATGTGAGCTCGATGAGCTTCAGGGTTGCACGGGTAGAGAATACAGAGACATCGACCTCTTCACCGGATATCCGGGCTATCCTCTTCTGTGGAACTACTGTGCTGAAGTCTTTCAAAATATCAGATGACAGGGATTATACCCCCTGTTCATCGTAGATCTCGAAGAGCTGGTCACCAGCTGTGCGGCTGACATCCAGGACACCTTTCATCTTCAGGTGTGGCATTGCCGGGTCATCACCATCGTCTGCAGGGAACTCGATGTTCTGTCCTTCATTGACTGTGCCCTTGTAGAGAGTGATCTGGAACTTCTTGTCGTTCTCGTCAGTGTTGGTGACACGCACAACCCTGTCCGCTATTGCGGTTTTTCCACCGCTCTTGAGAGTGACAGAGGCGTTTGGAGTGTAAGTGTAATCTACCAGGACACCTTCGCCGTCAGAGATCACCGTGGATCCAGACACTCTTGCAATACAAGTGTAGCCGTCTGAATCGACAGCAATGACATAGTCCGTGTTCCGGACAGCTGCATTGCTGCTGGCATCTGTCACAACGATGGTGCTGACCTCGGTCCCGTCTCCGTTCTTGTAATTGAGACGTACAAAGTCGGTGTCGTCGAGGGTGTGTGCCTCGTTCTCTACGACCACAGGTGTTGCTGCAACTGTGGCATATGTGTCCAGGCCGCCTCTGATGGTGTTGAGGTTCTCCATGTCAACTTCCATCATATCGCACTCGATGTATGCGACATGCTCCTTGATACCGACCTTCACGACGCCAGCATTGTCTGACTTGACCTCAACGTCCTCCCATTCTTCCTTGAACACTGCGCTCCTGATAGCGCCAATGTTTACGAGCGTTGCAATTGAGGCTCCTACCTCAAGTTTCCCGGAACCGAACCTTATGGCTCCGGCATTCTGTACTGTGGTTTGTGCCATTTTTAATCACCTAGGTGTATGATCTTGAAATCGACAGGTACGTGGAAGAGGCCTGTCTCGTCCTCGATAGCGTCGAGAGAATTGACGTATACTATCTGCTTGATGTGGTTTCCCGATGCTACCCCTTTGTATCTTGTCAGACACTCAACGACTGCCTCCGACAGGTCCTGTACTATCGCGAAGGATTCTGCCCAACAGGAGACCTGGTATCGTGGAGTGCCATGTCCTGTAATATGGTCACGTGGTCCACTAATTTTGTGAATGGTTAACGCAGGTAAAGTTGCGTTGAGTGGCATCTTGAGAGGATATATCCGACTATCGACAATAGCCCGGACTGCAGTGTCATTGTACAGCAAGGTCCGAATGGCGCCGTGTAGAGAGGTCATGAGTACCTCCTGACTACCTGTTCGAGTTTCTTTGCGATGGCCTTCTCTATCTCTGCTGTATTCTCATCCAGTGCCGGACGCAGGAAAGGTCTAGGTTGCTGGTTATATCGCCTGCCAAGCTTATCAGTGTCCATAAAACCACGTTCCAACCTGCGAGCATACCCCAATGAGGATCCGACTGCCATCTCGCAGCTCTCGTTCGTTTTTTTGACGACAGCAGGACTAACCTCGGCTATGTTCCTGAACAGATTCCCGGTAACGCGGTGTGGAAATGCACCGCCTTTTCGTGAATTGTCCTGTGCGGCTCTGACAACTACCATGGCACCGGCTGCAGTGGCTTCCTCGAGGACATCCGAGATATCCTTGCCAATGGCTTCCATCTTTCTCTGTAGCTCATCGACTCCGGAGACGGTCATTTTGAACATTGTCATCTCCCTGGCAACGATATAAGGAACCCAAGCAACTGCAGAGCTACTAGTATACCGAATCCAATAGCTGCATTCTTGCCGAGCCATTTATTCTGCTGGACCTCAAGGGCGCGAATCCTTTTTTCATGGTCATCAACTGGACATTTTCCCAGTTCAGCGAGCCTTCTGTCATGGTCGTCAAGCCGGGAGTATACCTTGTCAATTGATGCTCTGATGTGCTTCACATCGTTGCGCGTTTCGATGATTTTGTTATAAGTATCGGTGTCTATCTCGGTCATTATTCCACCGCCTTGAGGTCACATTCATAGTGGTGCATGGTGTTTGAGAACATCCAGAAAACAGGCTTGACAGCTGTCACTTCATATGCCTTCGAGAAGCCCGGGATGTCACTTGTGATGGCCTGTCCTTCTGTAACAGTTACATCTGCAGGCAAGAGAACAGCAGGGCTTGAGACCGTGTGTTTTCCGCTGTCCTGGGCAATTATCTTGTTATTGGTACCACTGTTGCTATGAAAGAACCTGCATGGTGAGGAGGTTATAGATTCTGTGTATACAGGTTCGCCATACTCATTCTGAGAGGTTTGTGTCCTGCTGATAATACTGCAGGTGTGAACCATTCCAACATCGCCTATCATCAATCCTCACTGTTCACTGTCTTGATGCCGGCCCGGCCATATAGTACAGAATATCCAGACACAGCATACCTGTATTGTTTCATGTACTTCTCTGCAGCCTTCTCGTGCTTCCCGATGTCACCATCTACATTGTTGTACTGGGCTTCACTTCCCATCTTGAGCTGTGCAGCCAGCTCCCCTGTGAACTTCATCTTCTGCAGGGTCATAGCAGCTGCCAGGTGAGTGCAGGCCAGAACAAGTCTTGTATCAGTAGAACTCGAACTTCCACCTGTCGTGAGGGTGACGATGCTCTCTGTATGTGTTATTATTCCAGTGATATCATCATCGGTGAGGGTTTTGGGATCCACAAGGGCCCGGACATCAGCCGCAGTACAGAGTGCCATGGTCATTTCTCCTGAATGATATATGTAACACTGAACGTTTCCCGGTCAAGCTCGTCGTATCCGTACAGCTGCATGGTTGTGTTGTCAGCATCGAACACCATGGTAATGGAGTTCGTTCCGTTGATACCCGTGATGGTCTTGTCCATGCCAGCTGGGTCATCTGAAGGAAGTACAGATACCCCGGCAATTGCAGCCACCAGCACAAGAGATGCGATTACGACGCGCTTGTCCATGGGTCACACCGCCTATTTCCTCTGTATCATTCCTACAGGATGTGTGTCCACTTTCTCGGCGGGAAGGGAGATCATGTCTCCTTTCGCGTATATCTTGCCGTCGAGCATGATCCGTCCACGCAGGACCTCACACTCGACGTTTTCCGGGGTCAAGTCAGTTGCTTTCGCTGCCATCATCCACCTCAGATTGCGCTGGTCACTCCAATCGCGTTCGCGTGCTTGACCCAGAGTCCAACTACCTCATAGGTAGTTCCGTAGACCGGGCTGATCTCCCCCAGTTTGCTGTCGGTCCCGAGGACGTTGTTCATGTCCTTGCCCTTCACGAATTCGATGTAGAGCCCGGCAGGATCTACCGGGGAAACAAGACCAGTGCCTGCGGCGATGTCGGGAGACATGATGATCTGTCCAGGAGGCATATCCTGCGCTGGGTTCAGCATCCGCAACACTTTTTCCATTTCGGCAATACCTGATGTGGACTCGCTTGCTTCGAGCTCGTAGTACTGAGTCGGGTTGAGGGAATAGTTCCAGTTGATTGATGCGGTCGGCACATCATCGTCGGCCATCATCGAGAGTACCCCGGCTACTGCATCCTTTGCATTTCCATATGTACCGAAATCCTTGCTGGTGCTGTAGTTGTTGCCGGCAGATGCATATAGGCCATTAATCCGGGCGTTGCTTCCATCTGGCTTCCAGCTCTGGAGAAGGAGTTTTTCTTCCAGGAGCGCACATACCTGCATCGCAGATGTCATACCAGTGGTGCTCAGATCCTTTCCTTCTGAGAGGTATGCCCGCCACTTTGAATAGGGGATCTTCCAGCCCTTGGAGATGACTGCTAGCTTGAGGCTTGCGTCTGCCACCGCGATGTCATCTCTCTTTGTCGTGTTGTCCGGGATATCGTATGAGATGATTGCTTCACCCATCTCGGTCACGGTGTCGTAATCCATCTCGAACTTGCCATCCTCGAGAGTAGTTGTTTTCGCAAACAGCTTGCGCGCTATTAGCATCTGCCGGAGCGGGTCAACCATTTTTTCATTGAAACTTGTGGCTGCTCTTTGCAGCGATGTTCTGTCGGTCATTAGATATCACTCTCCACGAATATGTTTGCAGCTGCAGCACTTGCATCGGCCGCTGCTCCTGCCTGGCCTACTACCCTGATACCTGGTGAACTCACGAGGACGTAGATGTTGCCTGCAACCGTGTGGTTGCTGGTTGTGTAGGAGATGCTCTTGGCAGTGCCATCGGTGATGAACCCGGGCTCGTGCTTGATGCCAACAAAGACCGGTGTTGCAGTTGCGTCCTTGATCTGGACCTCGTCGAGCAGTGCGCCCAGAGTGATGTTTGCAGCAGTTGCATCTACCATGTTGTGCTGTCTGTATCCAGTTGCTGCAAGAGATTCGCCGTCCAGGAATCCATCTGCATCCCCGCCAGACTCCGTGGAAAGAATACCCACGTCAATTGTACCGGAAGCATCGGCCGTTGTGACCTCGGCAAACACATCGTGGACGATGATGCCTGCGGGAAGATCAAGACCGGTATCGAATTCGCTTGTTTTCTTGACGAACGGGATTTTGATTCCCACTTTTCCATCGATGATCTTACACGGGACTACCTGTCCACCGCTCCACGATGCAAGGAGATCTCCCTGAACTGCCACTGTCCCGGCTGCAAGTCCCGCGGGCACGAAGGTTGTGAACCCGCCGCCTCTGATGACAGGTGCTTCTGTGTCCACTGTGTAGAGAGTTGTCATGTTTGCCGGCCTGAACAGCGGAGAGGCGTCTTCATATCCGAGGAAACCACGGACAGGAAGAATACCATCAGAAACTTTGATGTCATAGTCTGTATCCTCACGGACTACCAGGCGGCCCGGGTACATGTTGGTTGCAACACCGACATTGTGCTTGGTCATGAGTGGAGCTTCACCAGCCACGACGATTTTATCAGTTGGGGTCGTATATCCAGAATCTACCATTTTTCATCACCTCATTCATATTTGCGAGTGCGCGCGTTCCAGTTGCCGATACCTGGTGTAGCGGGGGTTGAATTGCTCGGATACTTCACTGCAGCGGAGAGCTTGATCTTGCTGAACTCCTCTGTCTGCCTGTCGATATCTGCAGCTGTAAGACTCTTGTAGTCCTCCGGCTTTGTCTCAAGGTTGAGATCCTTCCTGGCGGCTGTAAGCTTCACAAGAGCTGCTTCTCTGTCCCTGGCTTCCTTGTCTGCAGTGATAGCAGATGCAACGAGCTTCTGGGCATCTTCCATGGTGATGCGCTTGGAAAGTTCAGTATCCTTGGAAGCTGCGAGGGTCTTAAGATCCCCTACTTCCTTGTTGAGAGCCTCGATCTGTTCATTCAAGGTACCATTGGAGGCCTTGAGGTCGTCTATTTCTTTCTGCTTGAGAGACATCTGCTGCTCAAGCTCGGCAGGAGATGCCCCGCCGGCAGGTGGTGTTTGTGGTTCATCAGGCATGATATCATCTACCGATGCTACTATTGAAAATTGTTCAAAAAAGCGAATCCCGATCTGGCCGTCATCGGATGCAGCTATTTCCCATGTTGACTCGTCCCATGCGGGATTTGTCACAAGTGTGAGGGAACGGTTGCTGACACCGTGAGCCCAGCCGTTCTTCAGAGCAGCTGCTTTGCTGTAGACACTCCACTTTTTGGGCCATGTGCCTTCCTGGATCTTCTGGGATGCAACAGAATCAGTGATTTCGGCACGGGTTTTAATCACTTGGCCTTCCTTCCAAGCATCAAGAACCCTGCCGATCTCGGCTTTGGGATCCTCAGAATAGTCACACCCATGGGGAGAATCGCGCGGGCATACGCGAATGACAGCGTTTTTGAGAGAAGAGATAGCACTGTCTGCTTCTGAGGCAGGTACGCCCCAGCCGTTTTTATTCAGAGTGTCTAATGGAAAGGCAGTGCCTTCGATTATTACCATTAGCACTGAAGGATAAATACACCCGGTATATAAACTTTATACACAGTTAATCAAAAAAGAAAGTTATACATGCTCGAACTGAATCCCGTGGTCACCTGGGTATGGCCTGACGTGGTCATTGGCGCCCTTCCAAATCTCTGAAGGAATTCCTTCCGGGAATGCATCGCATGTGTTAAGACTTGTACCATTGGCCCTTAAAGTAGGCGTGTGAATATGCTTACAAAAAGTACAGACAGGGCTATAGAGAATCTCAGAATCTGTTCTGTCGTCTATAAGAATGTCGCCTTCAGCCATAGTTCAATCCTTACGTCCTGATATATTCTAACTTGCCTATATCTTTTACGACCCGTGACCAGACTTCATGCCAGTGTTGAAGCTCGGCGTCTTCCAGTGGCATTTCCCCGGTAGCTATCTTGGCAGTGAACTCAAACTTGACGTCATAGTAGTGGCGGTTCATTGCCGGCTGTATCTCGTCCCACAGAGTCCTACTGAAGTTGGATCCATCTTTCAGTTTCATCGAATAAGAATGCTTGGAGCTGGCCACCCTTATTTCCTTCAGCTCTATGTTACATGATGTGCTTATATCAGCTGGAGAGAAAGAACTGCTGC